GCAGACCCGCGGCGGGGACCTGGTCGGCTTCGAGGTCCTCGACGGCACCACAATCAAGCCGCTCCTAGACCAGTACGGGTTCCGGCCACTGGCCCCCCAGCCGGCCTATCAGCAGATCCTCTACGGCTTCCCCCGGGGCGAGTTCACCGCCGACGCCGGCGCCGACTCGGACAACGAGGGCCGGCAGATCGAGGGCGCGTACCCGTCCGACCGGCTCATCTACAAGGTCCACAACGTGCGGTCGTGGACGCCGTACGGGTTCTCCGCAGTCGAGCAGGCCTTGGTCGACGCGGACCTGTACATCCGCCGCTCCGGGTGGCTGCGGTCCGAGTACAGCGACGGCGTGATGCCGGCCGGATGGCTCCTCACCGGCGAGGGCCAGGCCGAGTGGGACGCGCAGCAGCTGAAGGAATACGAGCGCGAGCTCAACGACTACTACGCGGGGAACACGGCCGCCCGGCAGCGCTGGCGGATCCTGCCGTGGGGCATGAAGCCCGACGAGTCGAAGGACCTCAACGAGCGGTACCGGCCCGACTTCGACCTGCACCTGATCAAGCTCGTGTCCGGGCACCTCGACACGACGATCGCCGAGCTGGGCTTCACCGAGCAGGGCGGCCTCGGCTCGACCGGCTGGCACGAGGGCCAGGCCGACGTGCAGGACCGCAAGGCCACCCAGCCGACGCTGCGCCGCCTGCAGGCCCTGTGCACCGAGATCATGCGCCGCTACCTCAATGCCCCGCCCGAGCTCGAGTTCCGCATCCTGGGCCTGGAGTCGGAGGACGAGGACGCCGCCGACGAGGTCGCCAACCGGCGGTTCCAGTCCGGGCGGATGACCCTGAACGAGGACCGGGACCGGACCGGGCTGCCCCGGTACAACTTCGCCGAGGCGGACATGCCGATGTTGGTGACCCAGCGCGGCATCGTGTTCCTGGAGGGCGCCAGCGAGGACGCTCCGCCGGGAACGTTGGTCGGCCCTGCCGCCGCGGTCGCGGTCGGCGCCCCGCCCGGAACCCCAGGCGGCCCGCCGGCGCCCCCAGGATCGCCGCAGCCGGGCCAGCCCGGCCAGCCGGCACCCACACCCAGCCAGGGGCGGCCCGCACAGCAGCCGCCCGCGGCCAAGCCGGCCGACGAGGCCGCCGTCAAGGCCGAGCTCGTCTCGTACCGGCGGTGGCTCGCCAACCGGACCGGGCGCACCGCCTCGCGGCCGTTCCGGTTCGAACACCTCAACAAGGCCGACGCCGAGACGTTCGGCGTCGACCTGGCCCTCGCGGACTTCCCGGAGGCGCCCCAACAGGGGCGGCCCAAAAGTCCGGGCCCACTGGCCGGGCTGGGATCGGGACCTGCAGACGGCGGAGCACTGGGCGACCCGCCTCCTGTCCGCTTCGACTGGGCTCGTCTCCGCGCGGAAGCTCTCGGCTGACGCGGTCGCCGCCTTCGCCCGCGGCGGCGCTGACGCGGTCGCCCGGGTCGTCGCGCGGCTCGACTTCAAGGCGGCGATCCTGCCCGCTCTGAAGGGCCTGTGGACCGATGGGTACGTGGTCGGCACCCTGGCCGCCCGGGCGGTCCTCGGCCACCACGGCATCGTCGCCAAGGCCGACGACCACGAGCCGGTCGCCACGGTCAGCATGGCCATCGACTGGGAAGGCTGGACGCCGGGCGACGAGCTGGCCGCCCGGCAGATCCTCGGCCGGGAAGGCGCGTTAGACGCGCTTCTCGCCTTGGTCGACGACGGCGACGTGGTGGCCGACCGGATCGTCGTCAACCGGATGGAACGCCTCGCCGGCGCGCTGATCCAGGGACTGGAGCAGGGCTGGGCGCCGGCGAAGGTCGCGCAGCTGATCGAGCCGATCCTGGGCGACCCGCACTGGGCTCACCTGGTCGCCCTGACCGAGACCACCCGGGCCGTGTCGTCCGCGACCCTGTTGCGCTACGCCCGCAACGGGGTCGAGGCGAAGGAGTGGATGACCGCGCTGGATCAGCGGGTGTGCCCGCAGTGCCTGGGGAACGAGGAGGCTGGCCCGATCGCGCTGACAGACGCGTTCCCCGACGGGAACGCGGCGCCGCCCGGGCATCCGCTGTGCCGCTGCTCGATCGCCCCCGCGTTCCTGACCCCGGACGAGGCGGCCGCCGAAGGCGTCGCCGGCGACGCCCTGGGCGCCGGCCTCGCCGCCCTCAACGCAGGCCGCGACCTGTCCGAGGTCGGCACCCGGGGCGCCCAGGAGGCGCTCGACGAAGTTGCCGAGGAGCCGGTCGTGGTCGAGCCCGGGCGCCCGGGCGGGTTCGCGATTCCCCCGGAGCCGGCCCAGCATGAGCTGTACGACGGGCTCGACGAGCTCACGGACTACCGTCTGCGCAGTCTCGCCCGGGAGTTCGAAGTGCCGAGGGCGGGCAACCTGGACCGCGAGCAGCTGCTGGCGGCTCTGCGCGACCGGGCTGCCTTGGCACCGGGCCGGCTGGCCGAGCTGACCCCAGAACAGGCCGCGGTCCAGCTCAGCCGCCAAGCGGCCGCCAAGCTGCGCCTCCAGGGTGCCGCGATCGATCACTACCAGCCCGACCTGACCGGGCTGGAGGACCTCGCCGCAGCCGCCCGCGCAGGGTTCCCCGGGTCCACCGAAGACGCACTCGAGGGAGGCGCAGTCGGCACCGTCAGCCGCATCACCCTGTCCGACGGTACAAAGCTCCTCGACAAGGTCAGCGGGCCATGGGCCGGCCGGGACCGCTCCGTCATCACCGACTCCGAGCAGCTCGCCGGGCTCGTCGGCCGCGCACTCGACGCGCCCGTTCCGCGGGTGCTGCGGATCAGCGAAGACGAGATCATCACCGACTGGGGCGCCGGCAGGGTAGGGCAAACCTGGTTCGCCGATGAGCTGGCTGCCGAGCTGGACGGGCCGCCTGACACGGACTTCCTCCGCGCCGCGATCGACTCGCCCCAAGGTCGCCGGCTCGGCGTGTTCGACCTCCTCACCGAGAACATCGACCGCCACACCGCGAACTGGCTTCTCGACGCTGACGGTGCGCTGACTGGCATCGATCACGGGAACCTTTGGTGGCACGCCGACCGGAACGTGTTGCTGACCGGCGACGCGTTCGCGAACGCGGCCAGAGGTGACCTCATCGGTCCGTTCGTGCGCGACCTGTTCTTCAACCAAGACGTCCTCGAAGACTCCGGCCACGCCATCCTGCAGGACTCGACCGTCCTGACGCCTGGCGACGTCATCGAGATCCGCAACCGGCTCGCGGCCCTACGGCCCGACTTCGTCCGGCTCGGCCACGAGGACTGGTTGGACTACTCTCTAAAGGTGCTCGACATGGTCGAGCCCTACGCGAAGGGAACACGGTCGATCTTCGATGAGTGAGCTGCGTGTGATCGCGACCGATGGCTCAGCGGAGCTGGTCGGAACGATCACGCTGGCCGAAGACGGCGCCGTGACGACGACCGGCGCCGGCGCCGGCCTGTTCGCAGCCCTCCGCCGCAAGATGCGCGACCAGTCCGACGCCGACGTGTTCGGCTACCTGGCCCAGCGCGGCTGGTCCAACGGCCGAGCCAGCATCACACCCGCCTAACCACCAACCGTTGCCAGCCCGCCCCACCGGCGGGCTGTTCGTCGTGCCCGGGAGCAGCCATGGACATCGTCTACGCGTGGGCGCCCATCACCAAGGTCGAGGACCAGCCCGACGGCACCGTCATGGTGTACGGGCCGGTCGCCGACGCCGGCGTGGACCGGGACAAGCAACGGCTGAACCAGCAGTGGCTCGACGGCGCGCTGCTCGAGTGGATGGCTACCGGCGGGAACGTCCGCGAGCAGCACGACGGCACCCGGGCTGTCGGCGTCGGCGTGGGCCTGCACCGCGAGCCCGACGGCACGCACGTCCTGGCGGCCGCGATCGTCGACGAGCAGGCGATCCGGAAGGTCCGGCCGGGCCCGAACGGCCGCCCGCCGGTCCTGAAAGGCTTCAGCGTCGGGATCAAGGGGCCGCAGCTGACCTTCGGGAAGGCCGACGCCCCGAACGGTGAGGTCGTCGGCGGCAGCATCTGCGAGGTGTCGCTGGTCGACCGGCCGTCCAACCCTCGCACCCTGTTCACGATGGTCAAGGCCGACCAGGCCGGCGAGCTCGCCGGCGTCGAGACGCCCTCCGTCGTGGAGACACCGGAGCCTGACGAGCTGGCCAAGGCCGAAGCGCTGGACCAGCTGCTCGAGATGCTGCCCGACCTCCGCAAGTTCCTCGCTACGAATGGAGCCACGACTGTGGACCCGAACGCCGCCAGTACCACGACCACGACCGCCACCCCGCCGGCGGACGCCGCCGCGGCCACCCTGCCGGCCGAGCCGACCGCGCCGGCCACCACCACGGAGCCGGCCACCACCACGGAGCCGGCCGCGACCACCCCGCCGGCGGACGCGCCGGCCGAGGACGACAAGCCCGCCGAGGGCGCGTCGACCACGACCACGCCGGAACCGTCGGACCTGGCTGCTACCGTGAAGGCCGCTGTCGCAGAGGCCACCAAACCGCTGGAGGACGAGCTCCGACTCGTCAAAGCGGATCTGGCGAAGGCGCTGGCACTGCCCGAACCGGGCGGCCCCGTGGGTGCGCGTACCGCGCCGCAGGCCGCGTCCGCTCGAGCCACCGACGCTGCCAACCTTCGCGCCCAGGCCACCGAGCTGCTCGCCAAGGCTGCCGAGGTGCGCCAGGTCGACCCCGTCCTCGCCGCCGGGTACCGCGACCGCGCCACGGAGCTCATGACGAAGGCCGACGCCTGACGCCAGAGTCCACAAGGGACTGACCATGCCCAACCCGCTCAAGGTCGAGGACCTCTTCGGAGGCTCCCAGGCCAGGATGACGCCTGCGCAGATGTCGCAGGCCCACGACGAGTTCATGACCGCTCTCGCCACGTCGAAGACGGTCAGCGTCGGCCCCGACAAGATGCCGCACCTCAACGGCGGCTTCGGGATCGACTTCGACGCGCCGGTGCAGCCGTCCAACCCGCTCGCCGCCCTCATGGCGGCCGCGGCCCGGCCCGAGATCACCAAGGCCATGGCCCCGGACCAGCTGCAGTCGCTGACCACCGCGCTCGACGCCCTCAAGGGGCAGCTGCCGGACCTGGTCAAGGACATCACCACCAGCAGCCCGGTGTCGGGCGGCCTGGTGGCGTACGACCTCGAGGCGCCGGCGAAGATGCTGACGCCGAAGCCGATGCCGCTGCGCAACCGGATCCCCCGCAAGAAGGGGATCGGCCTGAACCGGCAGTACAAGCGGATCACCGGGTTCACCGGTACTGGCACCGGTGGTGTCGGCGTGATCCGGCCGGGCATCACCGACGCGACGCAGACGAACTTCGCGAACCCGGGCTCGTCGAACAACCTGTTCTACAACCGGGGCCCGAAGATCAGCTACGCCGGTGACCAGGCCACCGTCCCGTACATCCAGTTCTCGCTGAGCGACGAGCTGAGCTGGTCCACCCAGTTCAGCGGCCAGGGCTACCAGGACATCCGGACCCTGTCCCGCCAGTCGCTGCTCTGGGCGAGCATGCTGATGGAGGAGCGGATCCTCCTGTACGGGCGCGGCACCCAGGCCGGGTTCTCCGGCGTCCTGGCGGCCCCGACCGGTGTGGCCGGCGCGGCCCGGTCCGCGGTCGCCGGCGAGACCGGCATCAGCGGCGCTACCACGAACCTGTTCGTCCGGGTCGTGGCTGAGATGGGCGACCTGGGCGTGTCCCAGGCCACCGCCGTGTCCGCGGCGATCGCCGTGTCCAACGGCCAGGTCGTCGACGTCACGTACACGCTCCCGGCCGGCGCGACCGGCGCCCGCGTGTTCGTCGCGACCGGCGCCTCCGACCCGGGCGACGCGGCCCGGTGGCTGTACACCTTCACCGGTGGCGGCGTGTTCAACGGCCGGTCGGGCTACAACAAGCTGACCATCCAGGGTGCGCTTCCGACCTCGGGCACCGTGCCGACCAGCTGGCCGCTGTCGGCCGGCGGCACGGCGAACCTGACCTCGGCCGACGGCGGGTCCGCGGTGGCGCAGGAGTACGACGGCGTCCTGGCCTACTGCACCGGGGCCAACGCCGGGTACACCACGAAGCTCAACGGGCTGTTCTCGACCACCAACCCGGGCGTGGAGTACCAGACGGCGTTCGCGTCGATGTACGACGCGGTGAAGGCCAGCCCGGACCGGATCATGTTCAACGGCCGGGACCGCAAGCAGCTGTCCGACGCGGTCAAGGGCGCGTCCAACAGCAACTACCAGATCAAGCTGGCCCAGGACGACATCAACGGGTACACCCTGGGCACCCTGGCCACGGCGATCCTCAACGAGGTCACCGGCGACCAGGTGAACCTCGAGGTGCACCCGTGGCTGCCTCAGGGCAACAGCGCGATCATCTCGGACTCGCTGCCGATTCCGGACACCAACGTCGACAGCGTGTTCTCCGTGGTCAACGTCCAGGACATGATGGGCGTCGACTGGCCGGTGAACCAGTTCTCGTACGACTCGAGCTCGTACTGGTTCGGCGCGCTGGTCTGCTACGCCCCGGCGTGGCTGGGCTCGGTCGTCGGCATCCAGGCCGGCTGACGTAGGACCGCCGGCGGTCGCAGCCCTTCCCACCGGCCGCGGCCGCCGGCACCCTCTCTCCCGCCCCTGGAGGTCGTCGTGCGTGTCACCCCGATCGATGCTGCCTACCGGCTGCAGGTCGAGTCCCAGCGCGGTCTACGGACGTACACGAAGGGCCGCGATGGGTCGATGGAGGTGCCGGAGCGGGACGCTCGGGCACTGATCCGGGAGGGCCTGGCGACCGCGGCCAACACGGCCGGCCCGACCGCGCACCTGCGTGGGTTCACCTGCGGTGGCTGCGGCCGCCGGAACTTCTTCCGCGCCTG